AATAAAGATTGCTACATCTCAGACCCTTAAACCAGATTATTTGATGTTTGCGACCATGCAATATCAATACTGGAGAGGCTCTATACGTTATTTAATACATTTAGTTGGTACCGCATTTTATTCATGTCGTTTCCGATTTTCTATTTCTTATTCGCTCTCACCACCTACTACAATTGAAGAAGGTTCCGCTTATCATTCTAAAATTGTAGATGCGAAAGGCGACGCGTGGACTACGATTACAGTTCCTTATCTGTCCCCAACGATTTGGAGCAAAGTCAGCGCGCAAGCCGATCACACAATGTGGTTAACCATCGAAGCATTAACAGATGTCCAAGGTTCTTCCTTGCCAGCAGATGCCATATACTACGTCAATATATACCGAGCGGCAGGTAATGATTACCAGCTCGCGTGTTTGAGACGTGGAGACCAGACTCCTTGGTCAACATCAATGCAGGCAACAAAAGATATGAAATCTCAGTGTTCGTTGGTTAATAAATTTGCAGAATCGTTTGATCCTATAACAGATGGATCCCATGGAATGCAAGAACATGGTCTACTAATGGGTGACACTTCATCCACAATAAGCGATACTCTGAAAGCATTTTACCCAACTAATGCAACTAAGATTTCATTTCCAGAAGCTTCCGGCACAACGCTTAACTGGCCCGTGCACCGATGGGCCCTAGGTTTCGCGTTCTGGCGTGGTTCAAGGCGAATTCGAACCATGACTTCTGCGACATTTGCAGGAATGCAATCGCCAACAGGCAACTTCACCGTAGCCTCGTCAGCACTTTTATCAATGAATGAACCCACGTCATTATTGAGTACAGTAATCCCTTGGTACTCAACAGTGGCATGGTACCCAACAATATCAAATGGAGTTCCAGCGACCTTAGCTACTATGACTGATCAACCTATAGACATAGTGACTACAGACACAGATGGAACTACACTTTGGTTTTCGGCAGGAGATGACTTTACATATCTCTGGCCTGTTCCTCCATTGCTAACATTCGTTCAACCCACACCAGTGGTAGAGGTAACGAGTACTGCCCCAGTTATTAAAGGGGGCCGTCTACCGCCAAACTCACACACCTCCGGCAAGAAGCAGTTCAACAATGCTGATCCGCCGTCAACACCGTAATAGTACGCCTACTGGCTACATTCACCTCAGATATTTTACCTTCACTGAGCAAGGGGCAAAGAAGGTTTTTGGAGAACAGCTCTCACCCGGAGCATTGCACGTTCTCTTACACACAATACAC